GGTATAAATGGTGTTATTTAATAAATTATGAAAACTAAAATAGTAACTAGAAAAAGCATGATAATCAGGCCTTCGGGCAGAAGCACGGATTTTATTGCACCAAGTTTTATTAATGAATGTGCTTATAATTGTTCATATTGCTATGTTAAGAGACATAATGCTCAGTATATAACAATTGCTAAGAATACAATGGATATTCTAACTGAGATCAATTCCCATGCTTTTTTTGCTACAGTACAAAAACCAAATCAAACTGGAGATTATATAAGTTATGATATTGGTTGCAATTCTGATATAGGATTACATGCAAGTCAATTAGAATGGCAAACTATCTTTAAGTTCTTTAGAGATCATCCACTTGCTATGGGTTCATTTGCTACTAAGTGTGTAAACAAGAATTTACTAGACTTTAATCCTGAAGGTAAAATCAGAATTAGATTTAGTATGATGCCTGCAGAGTTGCAAAAACTACTAGAACCAAATACTGCAGGTATATATGAAAGACTCTTTGCCGTGAAGCTTTTTCTAAATGCAGGATATGAAGTTCATTTGAACTTTAGTCCTGTTATTGTTCATGATAATTGGTTACAGAGTTATATGTCATTGTTTAACACAATAGATGGTATAGCAAAATCAAATGGTTGGGCTGATGATAGAGTTAAAGCTGAGGTAATCTTTTTAACACATAATGAAGCAAAACACTGGTATAATGTGGAACATAAAATCCCGGGTGAAGAATTTCTTTGGACACCTAAGATACAAGAGGAAAAAGTTTCTCAGTATGGTGGCAAGAATGTCAAGTACGAGCACAAAAGAAAAGCTGAGTACATTGACCAGTTTAGACAGATTCACACTGGAATACTTCCTTGGAATACAATCCGTTACATATTTTAAGATGGAAAAAGACATAAGAAAAGAAATGGAGCAACTCTCTGCAAAGATTGCAGAAGAGCATTATAACATTACTGATGGTGTAGATCAGAATCTACATTATCTATGGTATATGTACCATAAAGGTAGTAAAGCAGGTATGTTCCGGCCATTTGTATATATGGCAGAACTACAGTTGCTAAAACACATGGGTTATATAAATGATACTGAGATAAAAAATATGATACGTATGCTTGAGTCAGAAGACCAAGATAATCTTCATATGGTTACTTTATCAATTAAGAATTTTAGAGACCTAAGAATTCAAGAGCATGGTGAGTACAGCAAAGTAAATCAAGCATACTGGAAGGTTGCTAAGAATTATGCTTTTGAAATACTTAACCATGAAATATTCATGCAAACAATGGCAGCTAAATAATGTCTAAGGTAGTAGTAGATCACATAGTAAAACAAATAAAACTAGAGAACAAAGATATTAAGATCATGAGCCCTAGAATTATTGCAGGATATGTGATGCATAAGTACAAATGCAGTCCTTATTTAGCTAACAAGATTGCTAAACAATTAACAAATGACTGAAAAAGAATTAACAGAACTTGGTTTTAACAAGGTAGAAATCAAGGACTTAGATAGTCAGAATGGATATGATTATTTCTATTATACTCTTGAAGTATTTGAGAATCTTACTCTTTGTAGTGTAGACAGTGATGTAGTAGAAAATGATAACTGGTATATTATCAATCTTGAATGGCCAAATCATTTTAAACTTCAGACCCCTCAAGAAGTTCAGAGCTTTCTTCATGCCGTTGGTTACCAACAGGCATCAGTTTAGCTTTTTCTGATAAAAGAGTACTGAGTACAAGAGATGCTGCAGATTCCCAAGCTTCATCAATAGCTTGGGATAACTGATCAAATGGCATCTTAGTAGATAAAACTTCACCTGTTCTTAGGTGTATTTTAGCACCAGCATCAGGATTTCTTGGATTAATAAAAGATATTCTTGTTATGTGAGTAACATTTAGATGCTCAAAGTATGGGCCATCTTGATCTTGGAATTCTACTGGTAGGAACATTAGACTATTTGATTACTTTCTATCTTGTAATTGTGAACTTGTACTAAGTTACCATTTCTTTTTAGAATAGCAAATCCATGATTCCATTCATTTATTTCTAAATATTCTGGAGTTAATTCACATAAACATCCAATACTATATCCACGGATAGTTGTAGACTCATTTGGTCCATAAACTCTCTGTGTGCTGTCACTTGTTTTGTGAAAGTGATTTATAAGACAGTTAGTCTTTAATCTCATTAGAGCAGTGCGGGCTGGTACTACACCACCTGCACCAGGGATTTTATCTCCATGCTCTATAAGGAAGTCACCAAATACAACTTTAGATCTAAATGGAATAAACTGAATACCGTACTCTGCTACATGTAAAAGTACATCTAGTCTAAATTCATCCATATCTAAAAGCTCTGATGCTTTTACTCTAAGGTATCTTTCAAATCTATTCTCATGATTACCTGGGATAAAATAGATTGGAATATCTGGAAATCTATATCTACAATATTCAAGGAACTGTCTTCCAGCTTCTATCTCTTGTTTAAAATGTACATTTCTTGGGTCTTTCTCATGAAATGACATCTGATAGAAGTCTAATAAGTCACCATTAATAAATAGTGATTCAATCTTTTGTTTTTCCATCTCAGCAAATGCTACTTCAATGGCATCATTATCTTGGTATGGAATGTGTACATCACCTATAACTCCTACTGAGTTGCATGCTGATGGAAATATAAAAGTATCACGCTTGTTTGCATAAGACTCTGGTAGGAATTTTTCTTTCATAGTAAATTCTACTTTTAGTTCTTTTTGAAATGTTCTATCTTTTAAACCTTTTCTGTGTTCTACACCACATTGTCCACGATAATATCTAACTTTAGCATAAACACTTTCAAAAGATTTAAGAAATGGATTTTCTGAGTAGATCTTTCTAGCAAGAGTTTTAGACGGTGCTTCTGGGAATCTTTCCAAATATTCTAAAACTATTTCAGTGTCTTTATGTGGGTGACTTGGGTTTTTTGTTGCTGCCATATCTATTAATAATATACTAAAAATTTAGCATATGTTTACTGTAAAACTAGTTAAACGTGACGGTAAGTTAGTTTATCCTGATGATAAATCAAAATTAAATTATCAAATTTTTCTTGATAAACTTTCTGAAGGACAGCAAGTTGAAGTGTTTATGGGTCTCACATCTGATGATGGATCTGTAGCACAATTAGCTAAAGTCCATGCTTGTATACGGGAATTAGCCAAAGAATCTGGCTATACATTTGATGAAATGAAAAAAGTTGTAAAACAACATGCCGGTTTATGTTATGATGCCGGTGATGCTGAATACTGTAAGTCTTTTGCAGACTGTAGTAAAATGGAATTAGTACTAGCTATTGAAGCTTGTGTACAAATAGGAAGAGAACAATTTAATTTGAATCTGGGCTAGGAGCAATGTATCCTTCATCACCTGGTTCAAGAATCTCTTTTTCAACATACAGGTCTTTTTCAGTTGCAGTCCTTTCTATCTCAGATAATAAGAGTATGATTGTATAAAAAGCTCTTTGCATAGGCTCTAAATCTTCATACTTTTTGTTAATTATTTCTTTAAAGTATTCGTCTCCTTTTTCTTCAATGTTTAAGGATTGAATAATTGTAAAGGATGCTGCTTTAGCCATTAGATAATAACTTTTATTTACAGTTATTTCTAATATAGCATCGTCTTTTAATTCTTTTACTTTGATAGCCATTATATTATACTTTTTTAACAAATATACATGATTATGACTAATATATTAGATATTGAAGAATATAAACAAAAAATATTTAATAAACTTGAACCCAGTGGTTGGGGTAGAGTTCTTAAACCTTTTATATTTAGTTTAGAATTTGAGAAGATTCTAACTGAATTGTATACTATGTCTAATAATGGACAGAGATTTACTCCTACACTTAAAGATGTGTTTAGAGCATTTGAAGAGTGTCCTTATGACGATTTAAAGGTTGTAATGGTTGGACAAGATCCATATCCTACATTAGGTGTGGCAGATGGTATTGCATTTAGTTGCAGTAAATCTGAAAGAGAACAGCCTTCACTAAGGTTTATTTTAGATGAGGTTGAAAAATTATACCCGGAAGGGTATGAAAGACCTCTAGATCTATCAAAATGGTCCCGACAGGGTATACTTATGCTTAATACAGCTCTTACAACTGAAGTTGGTAAGATTGGTAAGCACTATGAAATCTGGGCACCATTTGTAGCATATGTATTTGATTACTTAAAGAACTTCTGTCCTGGACTAGTTTATGTCTATATGGGTAAGAAATCTCAAGAGTGGGCAGATGTATGTGGAGAAAATTGTACTAAATTTATGGTCTCACATCCTGCAAGTGCTGCATATAATGGTAGTAAATGGGATTCTAAAGGAGTCTTTGGTGAAGTACAAAAGACTGTAAAAGAGTTATATAACTATACAATACACTGGTAATGAAAGAAATATTTCTAAAAATGAGTGAAGCAGGTCTTACTCCAAATATGTTTTATGTATTACATTGCATTCATTCCAATATTGTTCCTGACAAATCAGTAAACTCATCATTAGAAATTACAAGATTAATTTCAGGTAATTACCTTACAAAAGACTTGGAATTATCAAGTAATAGCCTTAAATTTATGATAGAAATTGAAGGATACTTCAAGAGATCTAAGAAAAAAACTTCAAAAGTTTTAATGGGTGATGGATTTATGCAGAATATTGAAGCATATGTTGCATTATTTCCTAATAAAAAATTGTCTTCTGGTAAATATGCCAGAGTTCCAGCAAAAAACTTAGAAAATGCATTTAGATGGTTTTTTGAAACTTATGATTATGACTGGGAAACAATATTTGCGGCAACACAAAAATATGTTTTAGAGTATGAGTCAAAAAATTATGAGTACATGAGAACTGCTCAATATTTTCTTAGAAAACAAAGTGTTGATAAAAGTTGGGATTCTGACTTAGCAACTTATTGTGAATTCTTAAATGATAATTCAGATGATGAGGTAGATACATTTAGTGAATTGATAGTATAATATAAAACAAAGTCTATGTCAAAACTATTTAATGGAGCAAGACACTTGCTTCCAGTTAGTGAAAGAGAAAGTCTAGAAAAAGGTCTTCTCAAAATGAAAGCAAAAAGAGAAGGTAAGTTACCTGCACTAGTAAGTGCGTGGCCTAAGTTCAATGATGCTTTCTGTGATGGACTTGAATGGAGAACTATAACTGTAGTTGGTGCACGACCAGGTACTGGGAAAACTTTATTTATGGAACAATTAGTTTCTGATATTATAAAGCATAATCCAGATCAGGACTTTAGAGTTCTTAAATTCCAAATGGAAATGGTTGATGAAACAAGTGCAATTAGAAAGTTCGGTCTGATTACTGGTGCTGATTACAATACATTAATGAGTAAAAATGGCAACTTAGTAGACAAAAAATTATTTCAAAAGTGTGTAGATTATTACAAAGAATCTGCAGAAAGTGATGTAATTAATGTTGTTTACGATGTTTGTACCGTCAATGAAATGTGTGCTACAATTCATTATGAATGTGAAAGACACAAGAAAGAAGATGGTACATATAGAAACATCCTTGTAACTATAGACCACTCTGCTCTATTTAAAAATGATGTAGGACAGAAAGACAAGTTTGATATGCTAGGTGCATTAGGTGAAGCCTTGACCTATATGAAGAAAAATTATCCTGTAGCATTTGTCGTTCTAAGTCAATTAAATAGAAATATTGATGATACTAAGAGACAAGTAGAAGCTAACTACGGAAATTATGTATTAGATTCTGATATTTACGGTTCTGATGCTTTATTACAACATGCCGATGTAGTTATAGGTATTAATAAACCTTCTATTAGAAAGATTAAGAAATATGGTCCTGAGAAGTTCCTAATTGAAGATCCGGATACTTTAGTATTCCACTTCCTGAAGTCACGTAATGGTCTTACAAGAATCAGTTTCTTTAAACTTGATAGAACAACTATGAGAATAGTAGAAATACCTACTCCTGCAAGAGAAATGGCACAAAAAATCCAAGTAAATTAATTTAATTATGAGTACAAATTTAAGAAAAGAAAAAGAAAGAGAGTTTTATATGCAACATATGGAAACTTTCACAGCAATTGGTATTGCAGATCCATTTTTTACTCTTAAAACTGCTTTTTTTAAGAAAGGTAAGTTTGGCAGACAATGTCAATTTTTTGAGTGGGAATTGAAAAAAGAAGAAGACATCTATATTGAATTCTATGACAATGTTTATGATGACTTTGGTAAAGTCAAAGGCATAGTTCCTATGAATGAAGATAGACAATTATTCAAATTAAAGTATAATCCATACTTTTCTGAAGAATATGATGTGATTGAAAGTTATGATTCAGAAGGTAAAATAGATAGAAAATATCTTGTACCCCTGAATGAAATGGTTGTTGTTTTATCAAGTGGTCAAGAGATTAGTTATTCTCTTTACGAGAAAAGAAAAGAGGAATCTAAACTTGATATTCCACAACTACAAAAATCACTTAGTATTTTTCCAGATTTTGAAGAGCAATTTGCTCCTAAAATTGAAGAAGTATCTCATTCTGATGAAGAATCAACCAGTGATATACTATTAAGAATAGCAGCAGATTTCCAAAAACTAGCACAAAAACTTAAGTAATGAGTATAGTACTTCCAACTAAAAAGGTTAAAGCTGAAAGAGTTAATCCTAAAAGATTAATTATTTATTCTAAACCTAAGACTGGTAAAACTACTGCTTTTGCAGGTCTTGAAGATAACTTGATTATTGACTTAGAAAATGGTGCAGACTATGTAGAAGCTCTTAAAGTAAAGATAACTTCTTTACAGGAGTTACTAGATGCTGGTAAAGCTATCAAAGCAGCAGGTAATCCATACAAGTATGTTACAATAGATACTGTAACTGCATTAGAAGATATGGTTATGCCTCTTGCAATCAAACTGTACCGTGCCACAAGCATGGGTAAAAACTATGATGGAGATAATGTCTTGTCCTTACCTAATGGTGCTGGATATTTATATTTAAGACAAGCTTTCTTTCAAGTTTTAGATTTTATTGATACATTAGCCCCCCATATTATTTTATCTGGTCACATTAAGGACAAACAGGTAGATGATAAAGGCGAGATGGTTCTTGCTGCAAACATTGATTTGACTGGTAAGATTAAGTCTCTAATCTGTGCTAACGCAGATGCAATTGGTTATATGTATAGAAAAGGAAACAAAACTATTTTGTCATTTAAAACAAGTGAAGAGGTAACTTGCGGTGCAAGACCAGATCACTTACGTAATGAGGAGATAGTAGTAACAGAGATGAATGAATCTGGTGAGTTAGAATTTCACTGGGACAAAGTTTTTATTTAACAATTAAATTTTAAGAAAAATGGCATTAAGCACAACTGATTTGGGCACAGGAGGCTCAGGACTACCAAAAACAATTACACCAGGTAATCATGTACTAAAGATTAACAATATTGAACTTGAGGAATTTAAGTTTATTTCTGGTGCATATCATCTTATGTTACATGTTGAAACTGCACCTATTGAAGGTTTTGAAGGTTTTATGGTTGACAAAGATGATGAGAGCAAAGGAAGATATGCTGGTCAGATTGGTAGAGTAAAAGCAAGTCAATATGCATTTGCAGATGGTGAAACTAAATCTGGTATTAAAATTCAGAGAGATAGATCTATCTTAATCTTCTTAAGAACTTTGGCTCATACACTTCAACTTGATTCATGGTTTCTTGATCAAGATGGTAAACATGATACTATTGAGGATTTTGTTAAAGAATTTAATAAAACTGCCGATTTTAGAGAAAAGTATCTTGAATTCTGTGTTGCTGGTAAAGAATATGAAGGTAAGACAGGTTATACAAACTATGACTTGTGGTTACCAAAAGCTGAAGGTAAGAAATATGCTTTTGGAGCAGAAGAAGACGGTGTAGTTATCAAGTTTGATGAAACTAAACACCTCAAAAAGTTAGAAGTTAAAGAAGTTAAATCCTTTGGGGATGATGATGATGTGTTCTTAAAACCTAAGACATCTTCTGACTTTAGTCTAGACTAATAACTACTCTTTTTAAAGGGGGAGTTTTTAGTATTAATAACTTTAACAAAAGCAGATTTAGACTGAAATCAGGGGCTCCCCCTTTATATTTTATTGGTTATGATTTTAACAAAGAATTTAATATCTGATTTAGAGGAAGTTCCCAGAGAATGGGTATTTGAGTATTATTTGAACTTAAAAGAAAAACTTACAGGACAAAACATAAAAATGCTATCTGCATTTAATGTCAAAGACAAAGTGCCTAGTATGTTTGTCTATCAAGATAATGGTAAGTATAAGTTCAAGGATTTTTCTTCAGGATTTCAAGGTGATCAAATAGAACTTGTTAAGTGTTTGTTTAACTATGATGCCAGATTTAAGGCAGTTAACCGGATATTAACCGATTATCAGGAGTATTTAAAACATAATGCACCTGCACAGAAAACTACAATGCAGTTCTATGATAAGTTCAAGGTTGTAGATTTTGAAATGAGACACTGGAACACATTGGATCAAAAGTACTGGACACAATTTAAAATTGGTTCTAGTATCTTAAGTCAGTATAATGTAGTCCCATTAGAATTCTTTACAATGTCTAAGACTGAACCTGATGGTTCTATTACAAGCTATAAGTTTTCTAGACCCTATGTTTATGGTTATTTCCGTGAAGATGGTGAGCTCTATAAGATTTATATGCCAAAGATTCCTGAGAAAAAGTTTATTAAGATCCAGAACTATACTCAAGGTATGGATCAACTGAAGTATGATTCTAAGTATTTACTGATTGTTTCTTCTCTTAAAGATCTTATGAGTTTTAAGAAGCTTGGTATTAGTAATATAGAATGCATTGCTCCAGACAGTGAGAATACAATGATTGGAGAATCTATTATAGGTAAGCTTCAGCAGAAATATTCTAAGATACTTGTGTTGTTTGATAATGATGAGCCCGGTCATAAGGCTGCTCAAAGATATCAAGACAAATATGGTATTAGTTTTATTACTCTTGATATGTCTAAAGATTTATCAGATTCTGTGAAAGATCATGGTATTGAAGCTGTTAGAGATAAATTATTATCTTTACTAAAACAAGCAGTATGAGTTGGTTATACAAAGGAGAAGTATTTAATGACAGCAAGATTCCAGAAGGAGCTGTTGGGTTCATTTATGAAATGGAAGCTATCATTGACGGCAAAGCTGTTAGATATATTGGTAAAAAAAACTTTTACTCTACAACTAAAAAGAAGTTTGGTAAGAGAGCTGTTGCTAATATGGAAGACAAACGTGCAAAAAAATACACTATCCAGGTAAAACCTAACTATCAGAATTACTATAGTAGCAATAAAGTGCTACAAGATGCACATAAGAATGGGATTCCCATTAAAAGGTTCATGGTACAAATCTGTTTTTCTAAGACAGAATTAACATATCATGAGACCAAGTACCAATTTACAAGAGAGGTACTAGAAAAAGAAGAATATTTGAATGCCAATATCCTTGGCAGGTTTTACAAAATTAAATAGTTATGAATGAAACAATGATGACAAGCCTTCTGATTCAGTTGGCTGACCTTGGTGTGACTGGTGTCCAGATTTATTATGAAGGTAGTGGAGACTCTGGTTGTATAGATCAAGTACTTTATACAACAGATAAACTTCCTGAAGATGAAGAAAATGCATTTAATAAAATTAGATCACTTAATTCTTGGGAAGAAGATGCTAAGTATTTAAGAAATCTTGACTCAGGTTTATCTTCTGATATTGAAAACTTTGCCACAGAGAAAATATTAGATGATTTAGAAGATTGGTGGAACAATGATGGTGGTTATGGTACTATGTGTATTCTAGTTCCATCTGGTAAGTATGATGTAATGAACAGTGTCAGATATACTGAAGTCAATACATATACACATGTTGGTAATTTAATTGACCAAACTTTAGACTAATGTCACATCCTGTAGAACATGCAAAATCATCAGCTAGAAAGTTTGGTGGTTCTTGGTTGGATTATATAGAAATCCACGAGTGGTTTGATGCTACAAAAGCCTGGATTGGTCACAGTAAACATAGAATGTTCCGTCACCACAGTGAAGGTATATTTGAATGTGAGAAAATATTTGGTCAAATGATTGAAAACTCTGATGGCAAGAAAGTATACGTAAGATATATTGGAGAACAGCACGTAAAAGAAGACTGTAATGGATATATCCCAAGTGCAAAAGAATGGGTTCAAAATTTAGAGAAGCCCACAGAATGGATGATTAAAACACTTAAAATTGAAGACTAATGAAACTAAGTAAAGATGAATTAAACAATTTGATTTCTATGTTTAACTCTAGTGATGCAGAAAATCATGTTATTGCTTTTCAGGCAATAGAAAACAGTAATCTAACTGTACCGGAGTTAATTGTATTATATAAGTATTCTAAAAAGGATTCTACTGTTTGGGGTAAACAAGCACCAAATTCTTATAAAATACTTATTCCAATTCTATCTGAGCAGATAGGATCATTGTCTAGTGCAAGAGTACTAGGATTATTAACTACACACAAGGCAGATAAGCTTTTGGTTGAGCTGTTCATAGAAAACTTTGTTAGAGACTTAACTAGCATGTTAGGTAACATAGGTTATGACATGAATAAAATAAGCATTGATGTGAAAATCAAAGATGATGGACAAAGCACAGAGTCTTAGTAAAATCAGTAAAGAACTAATGTTGAAAGAGCCCTATTACGGGTTCTTTCTCATTATGTTGAATAAAGTATGGAGAAAAGATCTCCCTACTGCAGGTGTGAGTAAGCACAATATTAATTATCAGTTAGCCATCAATGAAGAATTCTGGAACAGATTAACTGAGTTACATAGAATGGGTATTTTAAAACATGAGTTACTTCATATTGCATTTGGTCACCTTACTATGTACTTTAAGTTTTCTGATAAGGAGAGAGCTAATGTTGCAATGGATATGGAGATTAATCAATATATCCAACAAGGCTGGCTTCCCGGTGATGATATGACCGGTGAAGATTATAAAGCATTAGTTGATGCTA